CTCCCCGCGTATTATCAAAATTGGAATTATAAATATATTATTGATCGGGGACCAGCAGGAACAGAAGGAAACTTATCTCTTCTTAAAAAGTTTTATGGAGAAGATATCAGAGTTATTTTTTTAGTTAGACCTATTTTAGAAGTCTTAGCTTCATGGATTCAGTGGTCACGGAAAACTCCTAATTCTTATCTACATCAATGGTGTGATAATGAAACAGACATGTGTCATAAGTTAATGAATAAAAAGGGACAAATAGTTAAAGAACTTTTATGTATGCAGAATTTATTAAAGCCAGAAAATAAGCACATGGTTCATTTTGTTGATTATAAAGAGCTTGTCGGAAAACCTGTAGCTACAATTAAAGGAATTTATAAGTTTTTAGATATCCCTTCTTTTAAACATCGATTTATTGATCTAGATCAAGTCGTCGTTAATGGAATCTCTTATAAAGATGAAGGAGTTTTAGGAAAAGGAGTGCATACCATTCATACAAAAAAGTTGATAAAAACGACAACCGATGTTAGTATTCTTCCTAAAGAAATTATAAAGGAATATGGAAAGATTAAATTTATATGAAAAAGCTTCAATCTCATACCGACGTTGTGTATATTCAACCTAAATTTTTAACTAAAAAAGAATGTACATCTTATTTAAAGAAAGCCATTGCTCCCACCGCCATGGAACGAAAGGCTTTTGCTAAAGACCCAGAAGCTAATAATGCATTGTGGCATAAACGTGTAGTTGATATAACTCATGATCCTATTGTAAAAAGGGTCAAAGACTTTTTGAATAAGAAGTTTAATTTAACTCTAGAAATTGCTGAGGCTCATCTTCAGAACTGGATAAAAGGAAGTTATGGAATTCTTCACACTCATGATAAAGCTTATGATCCGAAATCAGTGGTATCACGCTATAACAGTTTAATTTATCTTAATAACGATTTTGACGACGGGGCTTTTTACACGAGTTGGGGAATTTTTATTAATCCTGAACCAGGACTTTTAACGTTTTTTGATGGGAAGAAAATTTTTCATGGGGTGAGCGAAGTAAAAAAGAAAGACCGGTTCACTTTGGCTTTTTGGTGGAAGGATTAGTATGAAGATTAATCACATCTTTTCGGATTTCATGGGTGAGAACATTTTAAAAAATATCAATAACCCTTCTTTAAAAACTTTTATTTTAAATTTAAAGAAAAAAGATAAAGGAAGAGTTATTTCTAATTATGGTGGATGGCAAAGTAATGAAATCTCTTTACAGGAGGATGTTCTTAAGGAGTTGCTTGGAGAGATACAACAAAATTTAGTTTCCCTTGAAAAAGTTCTTTGTTTACGAAACGAATTTAAGTTAACGGTAGATAGTCTATGGGCTAATGTGAGTGGATCAGGAGCTAGTAATATTCCTCATCTCCATTTTAGAAGTATACTCTCAGGAGTATACTATATAACTCATCCAAAAAATTCAGGAAGCCTTAGATTAATGAACCCTAATCTTTTTAATCATGTAAGTTTGGTACATATGGGAAAAATGGAAACCTTTGTAAAAAATCCTACACCCTTTACTACTTACGAGACGGAATTTGTAGGGTTACCGGGATCACTGGTTATTTTCCCTAGTCATTTATGTCATTATGTGCTGCCTAATTTAAGTAAGGAAGCAAGGATTTCTATTTCTTTTAATACAACATTGGAGAAAAAATGAACTTTGATTTTGTATTTCTAGGACAATCCGTTTTAAAATATCAAGTCCCCCTTGAAGTTTTTGTAGGGCTCAATGAACTTTACGAAACAAACAAGAAACATTTACCGAATGCCAATAAGCAACTCGCAGGAAAAATTCCTGATGAAGTTTCGTTGTTCTATGCCGGTCCTAATAGTAAGAGGATGCATCAACACAGTTTTGTATCCGAAGATGTTTTAAAATGGTTCTATTCTATTTTTGATCATTATCTAAAATGGAATAAGACGGGGGAATATAAGATGAATATTAATTCCATCTGGGTGAATGAGATGAAAGCAGGAGATTATAATCCTGTACACATTCATCAGGGAACAGTTTATACAGGACTCTCTTCAGTGATGATTCTTAAACTTCCTAAAGATATGGGTCCAGAACCGGCTCGTCCAGATCAACCGATGAATGGACAACTTCAAGTTTTAGGAAATGTTTCAGGTCAATTTGCAACTACCGATTATTCTCCTACAATGAAGATTGGGGACTTTTATGTTTTTCCCTATGATGTGAGACATGTCGTTTATCCTTTTACCAATAAAAAAGCAAAAAGAAGAACACTGGTTTGTAATTGTGATGTTGATTACAATCCTATTGCTTCAAGGACGGCTGGATGATTTACGAACCTAAATGGAAATCTTTAATGGCTAATACAATAGGGCCTATTTTTACTCCTGCACAGTGTCAGGACATTGTTAACATGGGCCATCAGCAAAAGGCTGAAGAAGCTAAGGTAGGACATAAAAAGAAACCTGGAGGAAACTATGATGCTAAAATGAGAGTCACGACCATCAGCTGGATTCCCTTTAAAGAAATGCCTGACATGTATAGAATTATTGAAAGAACCATGCTTCAAGTTAATAGAAATCATTTTGGTTATGAAGGGATGCAGATTACCGAGGTTGCCCAATTTACCGAATACCCTAAAGGTGGATTTTATGAATGGCATATGGATGCAGACGTGAATTGTCAATATGAACCTCCGGTTAGAAAAATCTCTATGACTATTTTACTTTCTAATCCTTCCGAGTTTGTTGGTGGGGATCTAGAATTTATGACCGAGGGTAATAAACCCCCTCATCTTGTTCAAGGACAAGCCATTTTCTTTGACAGTATGATTCGTCATCGAGTTAATAAAGTTAAGAAAGGAATCAGACGTTCTTTAGTGATGTGGTTCGGAGGACCTCCATTTAAATGAACCGAGAAATTTTATTCCCTACCCCTATCTATTTTAAAATGGTTAAGGATCCTAAAAAATTAAATAAGCATTTATTCAAACATATTAAAGCCTGGAGTAAAAAAGATAAAGGTGAAACAAAAACCAATGCTGGTGGTGGTTGGCATAGTAAGACCAATATGAATTTTAAAGAAGAATACAAACCTTTGGGTAATGAACTTTTTACTATGCAGGAAGAGGTCTATAAAGATTTTGGGATGGCCCCTAAACCTGGTTTAGGAAATATGTGGGCGAATATTAATTACCCGGGATCGTATAACAAACAACATACCCATCCTAACTCTTTATGGTCAGGTGTTTATTATGTGAAAGTCCCTAAGAATTCAGGAAGTTTATTTGTTGAAGATCCACGTCCAGGTCCTAATATTATGCTTCCACGACGACTTGAATCATTACCTAAACAATTATGGCGCGTGGTGCTTTATCCTGCGATTGAAGGACAAATTATTATGTTTCCTTCGTGGTTATCTCATGGTGTAGAAGTAAATACATCTAAAGAAAAGGGAGAAAAAGGATGGAGAGTTTCTGTCTCTTTTAATTTTATTCAAATCAATGAAGAGGGAAAAGTAGGATGATAGAAACTATATACACAGAAATACCCTTTGAAAAATTTGAATATTTTGATCGACCTGAATTTCATAGAGATGAAAAAGCATTTAAAGAGGCATTAACACAGTCCATGGAAAAATATGGAATGAAAGATCCTGTCTACTGTTGGGCGAATGGTAAATCTTATGGTGACATTATTAAAGTGATTGTAGGCAATAACCGAATGGTCGTTGCTAAGGAACTAGGGATTAAAACTATTAAAGCAGTGATCACTAATTTTAAAGCAGATGAACTTCCCATTGAAGGAAGAGTTTTAAATACGGATGCAGAAATTAGGGAGCTTTTTCATTTACCTAAAGACCTCCAAATTAGACGAGATGCGAATGGTGATGTGGATCAAGTCATGCCTGTTCAGTATATGGGAAAAGGAGTGAGGGAAGAATATGTTTAAAACAAAAAAATATCAAGTGATTCGCGGAGCCCTTTCCAAAGAGCTTTCAAACTTTATCTTTAATTATATGATGCTACAGCGTGACGCTGTAGACTATATGATCAAAAACAATAGAGTGAATACAGCTAATCCTTTTATAGGTAATCGAGTCGATCACCAGATACCTGGAGCCTATTCTAAATATGCAGACTGGGTCATGGAAACTTTACTCATGTATATGATTCCTGTTATGAAAGCTAAGACTGGATTAGAATTGATTCCTACGTATTCGTACACACGTCTCTATGAAAAAGGAAATATTTTACATCGACATAAAGATAGACCTAGTTGTGAGATTTCTACCACATTAAATTTAGGAGGAGATTCATGGCCTATTTATTTAGATCCCACTGGAGCCAATAGTATTTTATCCGGAAGAGAAACCACAACGGTGGTGAAGCCGGGAGCCCCTCGGGGAATCCGAGTTGATTTAAAAGTAGGAGACATGCTTATTTATTCAGGGTGTGAACTTGAGCACTGGAGAGAACCTTTTGAAGGCAACATTTGTTCTCAAGTATTTTTGCATTATAATCATGCCAATGGTCCTTTCGCTAAGACTAATTTATATGATAAGCGCCCCATACTAGGCATTCCTAAATAATGGCTTTAGTTCGTGTAACTCTAGGCGGTAAACGTCTGGGGTATGTCAGGAATAATAAAGCAGGATCCACCACCATTATTAATTATCTTGGCCAGCTTCTCTGGAACGAGAAACCTACCACGTATAGTGGTACGAACGTTCAAGACTATTGTGGTGATGATTCCTACATTGGACGTGAGAAAGGATTTGAATCCTATCATAAAGAACTTAAAGACTGTGAGATTAGAATCGCTGTCTACCGTGATCCCATCGACAAGATCATTGCTGGATTTTATTATTGTCAGGAACAA